GCCATGTTAGTGACTTAAGACACCGCAAAGAGCTTGCCCTTTCGGATATCACCCGTAGGGATATTCCGACGAATGACATAGCGATAAAACTTGTCATTAGCCCGCGAAGCCTCAGTACCAAACAACTCACAGACGTGGTCATAGAGCTCAAGAAGCACCTTAGACTGGAAGCCGGAGTCAATAAGCAATCCACGTATCCTGCTGATCGTCACTGTCGGATTTTCAACCTGATATTCCGGATAAAGGAACAGGCGTAACAATTTAATGTCATCCCGTTGGATCCTCCCGCCTCTAGACGAATGTCCAAGAAACTCAAGTTCAGATGGCTTATTAGCCAAGAACGACTTCTTCATATTGAGTTTCAGCCCGAAGAATGCTTGTGCCACCTTAGCCCAACTTTCCAAGTCCATCATCTCAAGGGTTGGTACAGTGAAGACAGAGTCATCACTTAGCACTTTCATGCGTGTCCAAACACCTCCCCAGTGATACAACATCAACGTACATATAACAATGAAGTTGATGATTGAACCAATGAGTTGAGTGAAGAAGCTGCCCGATGGTATTCCAACGTGCTTGATATACACCTCGCCATTCGGCATAATGACTGGTGTGTCAATGAAGTAGTCCCGGATAAACCAGTACTCCTTCCACTCTGCGTCGGTAAGCCGTAGTTGCTCCGCTAAGATCTCGAATGCCACAGAAATCAAGGCTGGGGAGTGACTCGCGTCAAAACCACTCCAATCAAGACCAACAGCTTTGTTCCCACGTAGAAACAAAGTGTCCATAAACATTGGTAACTCTTTGAGCATAGAGCGTCCAATGAACATGGGACAATCACGCTTCGAATACGCCTCAATCAAAGGTTGTGCAAATTGTCCTTCTAAGAGTGTAATCTCAAAAGGATAACCCCACACTGTCCGCACCTTTGGTTCGGTTCTCATCGCTAACTGCGTACGTTTAAAACAGACGCATGGTGGTAGGGATTTCTTTGACAAGCGGCCGTTGCGAATAAGACGGCTAAGTTTCTCGGCTTCAACTTGCGCTTCAGTCCGAACGTCTCTCTTCTTGTACCCTAGCCAAGTAAAACCGGCACTAGCGTTACCTTCAACTTCAATTTTTTCGAAGCTGCGTCTCTGGACACCATCAGGGATGTGGAACGCATTGTACGCGATCAGAATAGCTTGCTTAAGCCACTCATTAAACCTGAGTTTGGGAGGTTCCCTATCATACCTACTAAGACCTTCGAATAGTCGGTCTAGACTTGCGCCGCTACGAGTGTAGCCCTTAAGCTCATCAGGCATTCCTCCAAAGAAGCTCTTAATTGCTTGCGAAGCATACGGATCATTCTGAACGAATGAAAAGTCGGTGCCATAGCCATCGGTTTTACCGAGGTACTGAAGCGATCGCGTCGCTAGCTTCAAGGTTGGAGGATCATCGTACAACTCGAGACGAGCGCTACGAACGTGAGGTTTGAGCCTTGTGGGTCCAACGTCTACCTCATTACGAGACTGAAAATGTTCCATATGGAAAACCTTTCTGTCGCTACCTTCTCTATA